CCTATGCCACCACCAGAAGCGCGCTGCAATGCTGCTTCCAATGCGGCCAATGAAGGATCAACCCCATCGACCCAGGCGTCTTGTAGGTACATCCTGAAGGAAGCATTTCCCACATGAACGAACTCCCAGTTGGCCGGGAAAGAAATGTTCATTGCCTCAAGCATGTCATTTACGGTGCTGTTCTGCTTGTTGATCAGGATCTTGCCATTGATGGCCACCTGGTAATCGGTATCGTCCCGACCGAGCCTCCGCTCGCCAACGATCTTACCAAGTCCGTCCTTCTGTTCACCGACTGCTACGCTCATGCCGCGGTCGGTGAGGAGGCCCTGGAGCATGTCTTCAACCTCTTGGATCTGTGTGGTGAACGAAGACAGGTACGCCTCTATCTTCTCCTTGCCCTTGAATTGGGTGAGGAGGTTGGCAATGGCCTCTTCTGTATGATCTGTTTTGTGCGTGATGGCCATTATGATACCAGTATATTCTCTATGTCGCCTGACGCTATTTGAGTTATGGTCATAGGAATGTCGATAACACCAGTCGGGTCCGCAGAGGTCCCGATGTAACACTCGAGCACATCAACAACACCGCTCACTGTGAACGCCCCACATTTCACCGCATTGTAAACAACGGTTTCCCCAATACCAAGGCCGTCAATGTATTCCTCTACGTTCTCAGCTATCGTGGTAAAGGAGGCCGGTTCGTTAAAATAATCACTGTTGACAGACAAAACCATCGTCACAAAGATCGGCACCTCAACGGCGAAGTCGAATGACACTGCCTGGTCTTTCCCACTATCGTCAGTAACATACTTGGTGATGGTGCCGTTGTAGTCTATCCCTCCTGCGGTAGTTTCAAAAATAGCCTCGGCTACAGCGTCTTCATCGGTGGCGTTCATTACGCACCACACTGAATGGGGAAGTAAGCCCTGCGAATTAACAGACGAAGATTTGTTCTGTAATACAAGTGCCTCGCTAACACCTTCAACTCGTAATATATCAGCCCTGATTGAGTCAACATTTGTGCTACCCTGGCCCTGTAATTCTTTCTCTCTTAGGTTGCGAAGCTCGACATCTTCTTGGGCATCGCTGCCTGTTAGGAACGCATCTACGTTTCTCACCGCCAGCCATCCGGTCTCTGTCTCAGAAATCTCGTTAAGCTGGCCGTCATATGCGTCAACCGCGGTCTCCCCGGCTACGGTTATGTGACCTGCCTCTTCCGCTATGAAGTCAACCTCTACCCACTCGGTCGTACCGGCACTATTCGTGACGGCCTCGGTGGTTAGGAACCTGTCGCTCGGGCGGTTCTCTGCGTTCGCAACCGATTCTATGCCCAGTGTTGTGCCAGCAGTGAGCTGCACCTCGCCCGTGCCAGTAGTCTTGGTTGCATCATCTCTGAGCGTGCCAGTGATTGAACATACCTCGTCCAGCTGGAAATCGTTCGCGGAGTCTGGATACTGCGAAGAATATACGGCCTGCCCAAGCTCCCAAAGATCGGCCAGCCTGTCGGCATAGATCGCGTTAATCTGGCCGAGTAATGTCTGATCGTCCAACGAAAGTGCGTTGTCGATGTTCGCTCTCTGAAAATTGTCGATCTCTGACCTGATCTCTTCGAGATCTTTCTTGATGAAACCTGTTGGGGTAACTCCGTATGCCATTATATACCACCTGTGTAACTGAACTTGGCGTTGTCTTCACCTTCGATGTCTGCAAAAACTGATATGCCAACTTCTCTGTCAGCTGTGCTTATGTTTTCTACAACAACATTTGTCACTCTTTTAACGCCTGGCACAGTCAATGTTTCTTGGTTGAAAATTTGTTTAAGCCTAGCGTATGACAGCACCTTCGTGAATACCTCTTGGATGTATGGGATACCGATCAGTGTATTTAGGAACCACTCCTGTTGGTACGTCCTGATCTTTATCACCCATACCTGCCTAGTGAAGTCAGCGCCTTCGATGAGTTCAGCAAGCCCATCGGAGGAGATGAACATGTCACCATCTTTGTCCATCAGCATGTCTTTCATTCGGCTTTAACCTTTGTCTGATTTGCTACTGTTACCTTGCATTTAAAACTGATCGGATAATCAATCGGGTCAGGCGTGCTAGGTTGTTGAGGGGTAGCTTCGATCTCGTCAGTGAGATCATCTACCCTCAAAACTAATTTACCCTCGGCTTTCGTTTTCTCGGCGGTCGCCTCCCAAGTACCAGTCACTGGACCAGGGAATGGAATCGATGCAAGAGAGTGAGAGATTAATGTTACAGTAATCGTATCCCCTTCTCTATATATTAGCTTATTCTCTGCCTTGCACTTTGTACCGGTTGGCGGATTGACGACAATCGTAGCTGTTACTGTGCCGGGGGGATCAACTGTGGTCTGATCAACTACAACGGTCATGCCAGTAACTGCAACCTCTTTTAACATCAGCTGTCCACCGTTAAGTGCGTGTTGACTGTGATCTTGTTTTCAGTGATCTCGATCTTCGCACCAGTGTTGTGCCCCATCATCATCGCGCTGGAGCTGTTGCCAGTCAGCGCATCCTTATTCGGGAACCACCCAGGGATAAACACAGCACCGTTGCAAGTGTGTCGAGCCACCGCAATATTCGGGTCCGTACATCTGCCTTTGTTGCGCCAGCTGTCTATCGAGTATTCGTTGAAGACGATCAGCCCGAAGTCTCCCTCCGCTAGGGGGAAAGACACGAAATAGTCCTTGCTCCTCGGGAATATCACTGGTACGTTCGGGAAGACAGGGAGAGTCTCGGTCGCAAACGTGTCGTCATCCCTCGAGAGCACCCGTCGTATCTGTGGCTCGATGTCTGCAATCTGGCGCTCAGAATCGTATGACTGTATTTTTCCCGGTAGGGCGACATGGACATTTAACAATGAATCGTCGATCAAAGACTGTATGCTGTCCGTGTTGGAAGGTGTTATCATAATACGCTCGCTTCTATTTTACAATACCAGTCTTCGCCGAATGTTGATCCAACATAATCCACTCGCTCCACCCTGGCATTGCATTCCCCCTCGACAAACACATCGCTAATTATTGTTATTCCCCGCCCAGGGATGATCCTATGGTTGAGCAATGCGACACATTTGATCATTTTCTTTTTGACTTTCTTCTTCTTCTCGCCCTTTTTATCATTCTTGTTTTGTACGGTGATCGTCTCGTTGCTTATAATTGGGGTTCCGATCAATCCGGTATCGCTGGCGAGTCTGACAGAGAAGTCTCCAATCGTCTCGCCGGGCTTCAAAACCTGTATCGTGTTCCCCTGGATAGACATTCCGTATCCAACGTTCTTGAACGCATTTCTTATTTCTTTTGTCAAGGACCCTGTGGAAATAAACGAATCATTAAACTTGTCATATGCCTCTTCGTACTTTCCCTCTTTGGCCATCTCATAAACTTGCTTCAAGGCGTTGCCAGGGTTAAGCGATGAATTACCGAGCATCTTCTTCAGAGACTGCGACAGTGACCCCTTGCCCTTAACCGCCACGTTGTATCTGTCGTATCTCGTGGCCTGTTCTCCGTCGTTTGTAGATATTACTGTTATCCAATCAGGTTGCGAATATCCACTAAATACCTCTGAGAGATCTCCAAGAAAGATAACGCCGAACTCCTCTATGTTATCTGTCAAGCCCGTCATGTATTTCCAGTAATTGTCTCCCTCCCATAACGGCCCGAGTGGATCTCTGTTCTCTTCGTTAGACCCTGGGCGCTCGTACCCAGCTGAGATCTGCGCGATAACGCCACTTTTTTGCATAGCCAGCTGGTGCCTATGGTCCTCATTGAGATTGTATATCTTGATCTCACATTTATTCGGGTCTTTGGTGAGCGTCTTGGTGATGTTGAACGTCATGTCCAGGTTTCTGATAATTATATCATGTACCTGTATATCGACCCTTCTTTGGAATTGCCTTACGTCGGTTCTATAAATAGCAGCGTTGCCTAATACGCTCATTTAAGCACCTGGTACTTCCAAATACAATAGCACATCGTCTAACCCTAGACTGTTCAGCGTAGGATCAGCGAGCGTTGAGGTGTCAACGTATATGAGGAACGGTGGCCTGCGCTCATCAATGCTTCTTGCTCCTACTGGATAACGTGCCGTCAGCTTCCTGCCTACCATTCCACTGATAGGAAGATCGTCGCTGTCGTTTACCGAAAGATACCAGTGATCGTCGCGACTGTTCCAATCGAAATGAAGAACAAAGTTCTCACCGCTTAAATTAATAACCTCAGAATACCTCGCGGTTCCGTTGTACTCTGTCGGAATTATTAAATTGTAAATTTCTGCCACTTTATCCCCCGCCCCCGGTTATCCAAGTAGCGAATTTTTCAATGGCGGTAGAGAAAAAGTTGTCTCCACCACCGGCCTGGTAATGTCGCAAAGGTGTTGACCCGAGTTGCTCTTTAGACGCTGGGGGTTTAGTCTGCTGCCCTTTTTTCTTTTTCTTTTGCCCACCTGGTTTCTTCGCCACTGTGAGTTTGTCGCCATACTCCGTAATAACAATTCTTACTTCTTTGGCCATCATAGTAAACTGGAGCGCATCGCCAACGCTATTTTCTCGCGTAACGCTCAGTGACTCAATCGCCATGTTGTCATATGTGTCTAGGGAGGTTTTGATCTGTATGATCTCGGAGTTCTTGAACATCTCCTTGAAGCGCTCCCACATCTCGTCAACTGGTTTTGCATTTCCATCGGCTAAGTTTTTAACAGCATCGATGGTGGTCACAAGTGGAATGACAGGTATGATCGGCGTGTTTGAAATGATGCCATCTATCTTCAACTCCCTACCCTTGGGCCGGTAGTTGTCTGTGATATTAATTCCCTTCTCAACAGGGTGATCGGTGATCTTAGCCTTTAAGTCGTGTGTCTGTGTAACAGACGCCTCGACCTGTATGTCACCGATGAGACACTTTGACCTAGACCCAGCAGTACGCGATATTAATTCTTCGAAGGCTGGCATACTACCTCTTCCCCTCCATGGATTTTTTAATGCTCTTGCCGGAGGTGTCAATCATTATTGTATAAACATCTTTGTCTACATTTCCATAGATAAGATTGTTGACTTCAACCTTTACTGGCTCTCTAGTCCACGGGCCAGGTTGTCCACCCCTGTATGGCCCTGGACCTCCTTGTCGGCTCCAGTCTGGCAGTGGCGCGGGTGCTGGTTGGTAATTCCATTGCGAACCTGGACCACCCCCCCCTGCTGCGCCGAATATTCGGGCGAAATCCGAGACCATCAGCTTCAGTTCGTCCCAGGCCCATCCCGTCATGGTGTTGAACAGGTTTGCTAATGCCCGATCAACCTTGCCTATCGCCTCTGCCCAGTTGTCCCAGCTCTTAAATGTCCACTGTATGACCTGACCAAGCTCCCGAATTCTGTTCGATAGTCTAAGGGCTGTACCTTCGCCGAACCAAAGGTCGAGCATCAACCCAAGTAGTGACGGTTTTCCCTCTATGAAGTGTCGAATGTCATCGTAAAAAGCTGCGACAGTAAGAACAACTGTACCCAATAGGATAGCGAACATGATCGCTGGGAGATATGGTAAGAGGAATCTCGCCGCAAGCCAAACCAGTATACCACCGAGAAATGTCAGGGCCGCGGAAAGGTAATATGTACCCTTCGTAAGCTCAACAAATTCCCTCGACATCTGAGTAATTCCGTGCATCATGTCTAGGAAAAACGGCAAAACCGAAGTACCGAGT